TAAAATCACCTGGTTTGTATTGAATAAAATCGGCTTCTTCTAATTCTAATATATCCATACATAATTGGAGTTGTGGCATATAATGTTCTGGTACTTCTGGTTTGATTTCACGCATCATAGGACATTTAATTTCAACAAGTTTACCAGACTCAGACACACCATCTGGACTACCACCCAAAAATGAATATATTGGATGAGGACATAAACCTAGTTCGTGTACTACTTCATTATGTCTCTTTTCATAAAGTATACGTGCTTCATCTTCGTATTTTTCACCGTGCCGCGTTGCTTCGTTACCTTCAAAAACTGGACCTTTACCACACTTTTTTAATAAAAGTTGTTGTGGTGTTTCGTATTTATTTACACCTATAGCTGATGCTGCATCGCTTGCTGTAAGCATACATTTTCTAAGATCAAGCCATTCCTGAGACTTTTGTGGCGCATACTCAAATTCTAACCACTTTTTAACGTTTGGGTGCATATTAAATTAATTACTTATGTATTTTTTAAGTCTACTTCGAAGAATACGAACTGTTCCATCTGTACTCAACCCCTTGTTTTCACATTCCTTCATGAGCTGTTCTTTTTTCATGTGTGATATTTTTGTCTGTTTTTTAATTTCATTTGTTTCAACACTGTGTCCACTACGAGAAACGTTTACCATTTTATAATTAACGACTTCTTCCGATGATGAAGAATTTGTTTCTTCGTCATCTTTTTCTATCGTATATTCTTTTATACTGTATGTACCTTTTGAAGGTATATATTTCTTTTTTTTATATATTTTTTTTGTATTTTTATTAAATAATTTATTAAATGATTTTATAACAATAAAACTTAATATACCACCCATTACAATAAAACTAGCCGTTTTTCTACTGTTTGACATTTTATGATAAATATTATAATTTATTGTTTAAGTAAGTTGTGGTGATGTATTGTAAGATGAATAAAAAAACGCTTTAGCTGCATTTTGTTCAGCTAATTTTTTATTTTTTGCAAAACCTCTCCCTAAAAATGTATTATCGACATATGCATCTATATAAAACGTACCATTTTCGTGTGATATAATTCTATAATCTGGTAAATTAAGACCATTTGTTTGACAATAACGCATTAAATGATCCTTGTAATTATCATCTACCATTATACAATTTAAATTAACATAATATGGGTTGTTGTATATGTTTAATATAAATTTTTTTGCGTGTAAAAGACCAAGATCCATATATATAGCACCAACGAGAGATTCAAAAACATCTTCTAAAATGTTTGGATTTTTATTCCATTCGTTTCTCATACCTTTTTCATCCATTTGAACCCATTTGTATAATTCAAGTTTTGTTGATATATTAGCAAGAGTTTCACCTCTTACAAGTTTTGTTCGCGCCTTTGTTAAAAATCCTTCCTGTCTGTTTTCATATTTATCAAATAAAAATTTAGTTATGACAAAACCTAATACAGAATCACCAATAAATTCTAAAGTTTCAAAAGATCCATCCGTATCTTCAATTTCTTTTAATACAGATTTATGTCTAAATGCTTTTTGGTACAAATCTATTTTTGATATTTTTGTACCAACAAGGTTTTCAATTGACTCCTTGTCTATTATCATAATGTTTGATATATAGTAATATATTTATATTTTTAAGTTACGTTTTGGTATACTTAGGCAGTTGTTTCTACTTTCGTATAATGCGGACTTAAATATTTTTGAAGATTTAAGAAAGTGATTTGTACATCATCCGGTGGGTTAAGAAGATTTCTTAGTTTTTCATCGAGGATAAGAATTCGCCCGTTATCCGGATTTTTTAAGTTATTAGATGTTACATATTTATTAATTGCACGAGTTACGAAACTTCTAGAAACAAGTTCACCCTCTGGCAATTCAAGAAAGATTCTTAATGTATCTGTAATGGCTTGTTTTCGGTTAAATCCGTTATTTTTTGCACGGATTGCCGCTTTCTCACCCGTTGGGTCATCTTGTTTGGACTTGATTTTTCTAACAATTTTAGTTAACGATTTAATATCAGATTTGAGAGATTTTAATTCTTCGATCACGTTTTCGATAGTAGTCATTTTGTTATGTATTAGATATGTATATCATCTTTAAGTGTATTTCTAATTTATAATTATCCTTAAGTGGAAAGTGTGCTTATTATTACCAAACCTAATATTATAACCATACATATCTTAAATATAACATCTAATCGGGGTACTTCAAATTTTTCACCGGTTCCGTACGGTTCCCTGTCGGGTACGTCTTTGCACTGCCCCGAACACCCACCAGGGCAACACCCTGGTTTACATGGGTGTATAGAACCATGTTTTTTTATACCACACACTTGTTCACTTTTGGGTGATTTAGAATCATTATATGCGTAACATCGACATTCATCTATGATGTCACACATATATTTCTTATCTTCACAGTCCAGTTTCATATTATTATATATACAATATAATAATGGTCAGTGGTACAATAGTAAAGACTGTAAAAAAATTACCAGAAGATTATTTTTTGGTTTTTGGTGAATATGGTAAACGTTCTGTTAATGATTTTCTTAACAAGAAATTTTTTTTTAATGATAAACTTTTAAAAAACTATTTTGAAACCGGTGATATAAAAAAATTTAGAAATAGAGTTAGTAGAGTTCATTCTGATAAATCTTTTGATGATGTTGTGAAAGTTCTTGTAACAGAATCTATACGACCTATATTATATTCAATAATAGATGAACTTACAAAGTTTTTGGAACCTATGGGTGATATGATAATAAGTGGTGGCGAAGCACATAATCATTACGCAAAATTAGAAGATCGTGTGGTAACTTCTGATATAGATACAAAATTTGTACCTAAAATGAAACCAGATGAAAAATATTTTGGTAAATTACAAGCTATTAAACTTCTGTTATGGAATAAACTTGGAGAAATTGCTAAACGTGATAATCTTAAAATAATAAAATCCGTTTTAAAAGAACTTACTAAACGAAACTTAAATAATGAATATTTGCGTGTTGATAAAATACGTCGTTTTATAGGATTAACACAATCTTCTGCATCTAAAGGGTATCACGTCGCGAGAAGATATACTTTGATGCCTAAAAGAAAAAACATCAAAAACAAACCAGATACATTGATTGATGTAGAATTATTTACTTTGGATCTTAAACTTAAATATTATGATATTAAATCGGCTAAATTAAAAGACGACAATTTCGGTGGTATATTGGATATAGCATTCATGCGTCCAAATCAATTAGGTTATAGTATAGCAAAAAGGGATTATAGAGTGAAAGGTTTTGATGTTGTTAGTATGTATTATAATAAAAAGAAATTGATTCAAAGGTATGAAAATATAAAACTTCCGACACGTGAATACTTACTCGAAGATATTTATATTATGTCTAAAATTGGTCTCAGACCAGATAAGAAAGAAAAGGATAGAAAACGAATGCTTCTTCTCGCTAAACAGATATCAAAAAAGAAGATTGAGACTAGGGATAGTATGGATACTATAGCAAAGAAAGCTGGTATTAATATTAAAAAAACGTCTCACTCTTTTCGTAAACATACTAGAATTGGTCCTAAAATTATAAAAAATGCGTCTAATGTTAATCCTAAAAAATACATTAATTATACAACAAAACCAGATAAGAAAAAGTTAAGTTCACAAATAGTATATGGTATAAAATCAAGTGATAATACATTTAAAACACCCCCTCGTTATATTAGAACTCAATCAGATTATATTTTTAATCAGAATAATATGAAATGGAAATTAAACACGAATAACGATTTTATAAAAAACGAAATGAATTTTAGACCTATTAAACCGAAACCTTTTAATAATAATAATTTGAAAATGGAAGAGACACTTTATGGTTTCAAACCAAAACGAGACCAATGGGTACCAAAACCACTTCTCAGAAAATCTGCTATGATTCCTTTTATTGGTTTAAAGAATTAGGTATAGAATATATCATAAAATGTTATACGATAAAATTTCAAAAGGTGAAGATGGTTTATATCACACGAACGCGTCTACGGATGATAACAAAAGGTGTTTCATTCAGCTGAATGATGTAAAAATGGTAAATAATGAAAATGATGAGGTGAGTTTTGATCTTTTAGAGACCGATAATAATACAAAAATTTCGGATATTGATAAAACAAATATCAAAATGGCTTTGGAAAATAGTAAGGACTGGTTTGGTAAGGAGTTACCAGAAAATGTAATTACCCAGGCGTATTGTGAAGGCTCTTCGCTTATTTCACCGGACATTATAGATGCAACCCGTGTATTTAACTCCAGGAAGGAATTAATTGAAAATGGTATAAAAGATGTAAAAATTGGTTCATCATGTACAGTTTTGATTGAATTTTCAGGACTTTGGTTTGCAAAAAAGGCTTTTGGTCCTTCATGGAATCTTGTTCAGGTGAAAGTTCACGAAGAAAAAAAATCAGAACCAGAAATTCATGAAAAGGAATCTTATCCAGACGAATATACAATTCAAGACGACGAATAAAAAAAATTTGTTCATAGTATATAAAGATGAAACTATTCAAGAATTTCTGGTT